CCGGGTGGCCCCGGCGGTACACTCATAGTGCTTCCCCTCCGAGGGAAAGCCTCCGCACGCTTTCACAATGCTTCGATAAACGTTCATGCCAGCCACCGTAGTGGCTAGTAGAGCGTCATCTCCGCAAATTGAGAACTTGTGTCGGAAGCGATCCCTCGGCTTCGAGGTGCGTTTGACCACGTCCAACCAGAATAGGTGGATTAGTGACAAGATGCACCAAGAAGTGGGAAGCCCCATGAGAATACCTCGAGACGTCTTCACCTCCTCCCCGTCATAGTTCAATAATTGGGGGCCCGTAAGGGACCTCAAGATCTCGATCTCGACAGGGGAGAAGCGTGTCGACGCCTCGAGCCCATCCACCACTGCTTTGCACAAGTCATGAGGACGAAGATCCGTTGCGCGTTTAAGGTCAGTTGAAACCAAATTCAACCATCCACCTTCAAACAACGCGAAAATCTCCTCATCACTTGCGCCAACCAGTGGTTCGTGGGCGCCGGGAGTGGCTTTCAAACCACGCAGCAAACGTTTGCGAATCGTGTGGCCCAGGACTTGGCACCACGCTGGGCCAACGGTAACGACCCTAGTTTTGAGACCCCGCTCAGACAGACAGGTGACCCTATGGCTTGGAAACTCCGAAGACCGCATAATCGATAACGATGATTGCGTGAACTTCAAATCCAAGGCCGCTTGGGCACCCATCTGGTCTGTCGGGATTTCGATCGGAAGTGAGTCGAACGCGCAGGTAGAGAGGAGGTGTCTCAGACAACCCCCTTTCCCCGCGCCCCGTTCGAGGCAGCTGGAAGTCGATGGCCAAGCCGGCGAACCTAAATCCGCCTTCGGCTTGAACATCTTCTTCACCGCCCACTTCTTGACGAAATCCCGACAGTTGAGCAGGATCTCAGGATCAGTTGAGAACACCGAGGTTAGATCCTCCCTGTGTTGATCGAGTGCTGCCCGCACCGCCTCTTTAGGCGCAGGCGGCAACGCACGACCAATGAAAGACAACTGGGCATCGAGTCTGGACCCTCCCTGTAGGATCCACCTGAAACGATGAGTCCCAGATTGCAATTTCATGGAAGTAGCATCACCTTCCTCAGCACTCTCCCACAGGGCACTCTCCATCGCCCGTGCTCTCGACTGATCCGCGGCTGCGAACGACGAGAGAACAACCTCCTTCAGGAAGTCCTTCTTCTTTTCCTCCGCCCCTTTCTTCCCACCTACGGACCCCGTCACTTGACTGGGGCCACCCGCTTGGTGGTTAGAAGTAGTGGCTCCCGGGTCACCCGGAGTAACGGGCACTTTACAGTACCTATTGCTCCAGGCTCCTGCGGGAGACACTACAGGGCGGAGGGAATCAGGACTTCCCAACGGAGGGAATTCTCTACCTTGATTCGTTCGCAGCGGCAAACTGGGGTCCGACCGTTGTGCCGGTTCGGACGTCTGTGCCTCCAATCTCGATCGGAAGGACCGTTGAATCCGGAGTTGCTTACGAGAAAGTTTACCCGAGTACCCGCGAGGGTGCCCAGGGCGAGCTTTCTGTTTGCGACCTCCAGATAAAACGGCCTTCTTTTCGAAATTAGAAGCACGGATGGGGACTCCCGCCTGGGCGGGATAGGACTTAGCTCGCTAGGCCTTATCCACTCGGTTCTTTTCTATGATCAGACTCCAGGACGTGTCATCAAACCAGACTGAAACTCGCGAAGCGAGCCACAAGTCTGACGACAGGTGATCTCCTGGAGGAGAGAAGAG